AGGAAGCTGCGTAAGAAGAGGGGCGTGAAGGATAAGTCCATGGCCAAGAGGGTAGCTCCTAGGAAGTACGATGGCAGACCTCCTATCGAAGGCCCGTCTCATCACGCGAGGATAGAGGATGACGTCAAGAGGGTCGTAAAGCTCATCCCTACCGTCGACGCGCGGACTCTGATCGAGTCTCTTGACGAGAGTCTCATTCAGCCGCTTCACAAGTCCGTTTCAAACTTGATTCTCATGCAGTTAGGCGGCTGGCGAGAGGAAGGGCACGACCTCGTCCACGAAGGTGGTCTTAAGATCGGAAAGCACGACATGAAGGTCGTCTCTGGTAGGATTCAGACAGCCGGTGGAAAGCAGTTCTTCTTTTGCGAGTCAGAGAAGCTTCACGAGATCCGTGAGTCCCTCGAGAAGGCGTGTAGGCTTCTCGACGAAGAGAGGAAATTTGACCTCTTCTGTGGCCTGCGTGAGGTGATTGATGCCAGATGAAGAGATCGCGGCAGACGCTGAACTTGTGAACATGCTGAGCTCTCTTGAGTCTGAGCCAAAGCCGCAGAACGTCCCTGAAGAACCACCATCTCAGCAAGTCGTTGAGACGGCTCCAGCGCTTATTGAGGCACCGATGCCTCAACAGGCCACTGAAGCAGTTCCAGCACCCACAGAGGCAATTCCAGCATTGGCGCCGTTAGATGCCACAGAAGACGCTCAAGAAATCATAAAGAACTTTCGAAGCGTAAGGGATGAGATCCTCAGCAATTATCGGGGAGACAGATCTCAGGTCGAGACGGCTATTCAACTGTTTCAGCAGCACATAAGGAATGGCGTCGTAACGCAAGGCGTCACAGACGGATACGTGAAGGCGCTTGGAATCAAGGCAGACATCAACTCGAACGCGATACGCATCCTCGATTCTATCGCGCGGCTTCTGGCAGCTGGAAAGAGTAATGGGCTTTTCGTACAGCAGATAGGCTTTGGTGCTGGAGACCTTAGTAAATTACTTAAGGAGCCACTCTATCCGGATGAAGTACGGGAATAAAAGCCAGACATGAACAAACTCACGTCTGAACAACGTCAGATCATTAAGCGATGCCAGGGAAGCATCCTATTCTTCATTTCGCAGTTCTGCTGGTGCAAACATCCGAAGCTTGGCGAGATAAAGTTCAAGCTCTTTGACTATCAACGCGACGCCCTTTTAAGGTTCAAGGCAAGTAGGTTTCTCATATTCTGGAAGACGAGACAAGCGGGCCTTAGTACCGTCTGCGGCGCCTATGCTCTTTGGTATGCCATGTTCGGTTGCGCAAAGACAGTTCTTGTCGTATCAAAGCGAGATGATGACGCGAAGGAGTTTCTGGATAAGAACGTAAAATTCGTTTATGATCACTTGCCGGATTGGATGCGAGCAATCTGGCCTAAGGCGATAGATAACGAGCATAAGATTGGGTTTCCTAACGGCTCTAAGATAACAAGCCTGTCATCGAGTCCAGATACGCTAAGGTCGAACTCCGCCTCTCTCGTCATATTGGACGAGACGGCTCACATGCCTCACATTGATAAGATGTGGACCGCGGGCGCGAGTACTCTCATGCATGCTGGTCAATGTCTTTGTCTTGGAACGCCGAACGGAATAGGTAATTGGTATTGGCAGACTGTGACCGACGCGGAGGAGAAGCAGAATGACTTTGATCTCATTAAGATAGACTGGCATCAGATGACGTGGAAGCTTGAGCATGTGGACCCGGTCACTGGCATCAAGTCCGTCATAGCGCCCACGAGCGGCATCCGTGAGACTCAAACGCAGGATGAGAAAAGGAAGTATGGCAAATATTGGAGTCCATGGCTTGAAGAGCAGTACAGATTGTTGACTGAAAGAGGAGATGATAGGAAGTTCAGACAGGAGGTACTTGCTTTGTTCCTTGGTAGCGGTAATACAGTTCTTAGCACTGAAGCCTTGAATAGCGTTCAGGCGCAGCATGTAAGTGAGCACCTTGAGGTTGGTGACGTTGATTATGTGAATCCGACGATTGAGGAGAGATGCCGGCTCTCGTTTGACAGGAAGCTTTGGATATGGGAAAAGCCTGTTAGGGGTACGAAGGTCCCGCAGGCGAGTTTGTTGCGGGGGCAGATAAAACTGGTTCCACAACCTAATCTTCCCCCACAGGAAGAGCCTCATCTTTATGTCGCTGGCGTTGATACTGCGGCAGGGGACGGAAGCGACTTTGGGGCCATCGTCGTCTGGGACATCATGGCTAGGAGGCAAGTAGCGGAACTTAAAATGAAGGTAGGACCGAGCATCCTTGCTAAGATGGCTGATTATATTGGACGGTACTATAACGATGCCTTGCTCGTCGTTGAATCGACTGGAATCGGTAAGGCTACGGTTCAAGAGCTGGAGGATCTTTGCTATCCTAACCTCTGGAGACCTAGGAAGGAAAACGGAAAGTTTGGAGCTTTCGGCTATAAGATGTCTGTAAGCTCTAAGCCTTTGCTGAACAAGACACTTATAGATCATATAGGAGACACGGAAGGCGGAGAGGATCGCTTTACGGTCATGTCGTTTAGGCTCTTTAAGGAATTATGCATTTACGTCCATTTGTCTGGGGGTAGGACTGGGTGTGAACCTGGTGTAGGGAATAATGACGACCTCGTGGTCGCTGCTGGCTTAGGATTGATGGGCATCAATGACGTCGCGTCCTCAAATTCTTCTGTCTTGGCCCCTTATCGGACACAGGTAGATGATCCAAAAGGGGAACTTGCGATGACGAATAAGGACATGGCAGATGGACAAAAGAAAATCCTTGAGATGAGCACTAGAGGAGGCCCTGGTGCTACGATTCCTCTCTTGCCGATTCAAGACTCCATGATGCCTTCCGCGCAGGATGAACTTACAAAGTTCACTCAACAGATAGGCGGCATTCCCCTTGCGCAAGGCAGACCCGCGGTTATCGCAAGAAGGCACGAAATAAGACGATAGTAGATATAACATGACGTTTCTTTCGATACCATGCCCAAAGTGCAAAGCTGAATGCTTAATCCAGCCGGATTTCAATTTCGTTCAGATGTGTCACTGCGAGAGGTGTGGCTGTCTGTTTCAGTTCACCTTTGCCGTAAGGCAGATAAGCAAGTCAAGCGGCGGAGAAGTGCGCACGGGAGAATGGCGTGTCCTTGCTGCTCCAACCATAGAGTCGGTCCAGCCAAATGGAAATATCATATTCAGGTATGGGGATGAAGATGAACATGGGTAGAGAGATAGAAAACCTAGTATGATAGACTGGCAAGAGACACAAAAGAAGTTCGGTCACAGTAGCGTGGATGGCCTTGGATTTAGGTCTAAGGTCGTCTGCGCTTGCGATGGTTGCAACGCTATAAAGTCTGTGACGGTTAGGGTTAAAAGCAGGATTATAGATAACCAGATGCGATGGGAATGCCCAAGATGCGTCGGTAAGAGGCAGGAAGTGCGGGATAAGCTGAAGGCGACGACGCTGAATTCCTGGAAGAAGCCAGAGTATAAGGAAGCACAAAGGACCATAAGCAAAAGACTGTGGGCTGACCCAGAATATAGGGCAAGACTGATTAGTTCTGAAAAGAGGCATTATTCAGATACCAAGATCAAGTCGGCGTTGTCGGAAAAATACGGAAAGCTATATGACGATAAAGCTTACAAGGAAAGGCAGAAGACAAGAAGCCTAGAGCTGTGGAAGAACCCGGAATTTAGAAAGAAGTGTTTAGCTAAGTCTGATTTGAAGACAAATGCGTCTCACGATCCTTCAGTTAAATCACCTACGCCCGCATCTATACTGAGTATATTCAAAAGCGTAGAATTCCGGACGAAGGCATCAAGGTCTAGTAAATTGATGTGGAGCGATCCAGTAAAGCGGTCTCATATGATTTCTCTGGCGGTAGCAAGATGGAAGAATCCGTCGTATCGAGCTAGAATGCTTGAATCGCTTAATAAGGAAGCCGTAAAGGCTAAGCTGGCAGAAGCTCGTTCCAGAATGCCGAAGATTTCCAGCATCCAACGCATCCTGTACTCCATTCTTGACGACCTAGGTGTCAGTTACAAGAGAGAAGTCCCAATTGGTCCCTGGACGTTTGATTGCGCCGTTGAGCGAAGTGGCAAGCCGACTCTCTTAATAGAGTGTCAAGGAGATTATTGGCATAAGCTTGACGGTAAGCCACAGAGAGACTTAGCTAAGGTCTCTTACGTGAATAATAACTTTCCTGGGCAGTATGAGGTGAAGCAGATCTGGGAGCATGAATTTTATAACAAGAATAAGATAAGCGAGCTATTGAAATATTGGCTTGGTATCACGAGATATGAGCTAGTAGACTTTAAATTCGACGACATAGAGATAAGAGAGAGCGAGCAGGCTGATTACGCTAAGCTGTTGACGAAGTATCATTATTTAAGCAACGCTGGACGCGGCGGCATGGCGTATGGTGCCTATTTGCAAGATGAGCTTATTGCCGTTGTCGTTTTTTCGCCTCTCATAAGACAGAACATAGACAAATCTATTTCCTGCAAAGCAGATGAGGCTAGAGAGCTATCTAGATTGTGCATCCATCCAAGATACCAAAAGAAGAACCTTGCGAGTTGGTTTGTAACCAGGTGCATCAAGCTATTGCCACAGAAATATAAGGTAATTATTTCTTATTGCGACACGACGTTTAATCATGACGGGGCGACATATAAAGCATGCAACTTTAAGCTGGATAAGGTCGTAGAGCCTGACTACTGGTATGTCTCTGACGACGGGTGGGTGATGCACAAGAGAACTCTCTATGGCCACGCTGTGAAAATGCAGATGGCTGAAAGCCAGTTCGCAAAGCTATATAGTTACCATAAGGTCCTTGGTCAGAGTAAGCTTAGATTCAAGTTTGTGAGATGACAATGGGCTTTCAACTCTGGGATAGGGTGTCAGCCTTATTTAGACGGGCAAATGTCTATCGACAAGAGAATCTGTTTGCAGATCAGTCACGCCTGGATAGGATTATAGCAGGTGGTGAACTCTTAGATTTCTCAAAGCAGCATGCCATTCTAGAGCAAACAAATCTACAGATCAATAGGCTCGAACGCTATAAAGATTATGACCAGATGGATGAAGTTGGCGAGATTTCCATGGGATTGGATCTATACGCAGATGAAGCCACTGAAACTGATTCAGAACGTAAGCATGTAGTCATGGTCAAGGCGAAATCAAAGGGCATAAAAGAAGAACTGGAAGACTTTCTTTATAACACTCTAAGCATAGATGGGTTTGCAAGACCTGCTATTCGTTACCTCTGCAAGTATGGCGACGCGCCGTTTGAGATCGTTCCCGTTAAGAATAGGGACGCGGTTGCCTCCTTGCGGATCATGAACGTCTACAATTTCACACGTGTTGAGACGAAGCATGGCGATCTTGTCGGGTTCTTCTTTCAAAATGAGCTGGCAAATGAACCAGTCTTCCTGCACCCATGGTCTGTTGCCCATTTGCGGTTGACGACTTTTGAGAACATTTTTCATCCTTATGGCTGTAGCGTCTGCAATCCTTCGCGAAAGCCGTTCAAGCAGTTAAGATTGATGGAAGACGCTGCTCTTGTGTACAGGGTCACGAGGGCGCCCGAAAGACGCGTGTTTAAAATTCCTATCGGCAACATTCCGGCTAAGGAAGTTTGGGGTTACTTGGAAAACATTTCAAGGCAGTTTAAGAAGAGGAGAATCTTTAATCCGACTACTGGCGAAATTGATGAACGATGGTCTCCTTTGATTCAAGAGGACGATTACTGGCTGCCGCAGCGGCCTGATGGGACTGGTCCGACTATTGACACGCTTCCTGGCGGCCAGAACCTAGATCAGATCGCCGACATCGTCTACTTTAAGAAGAAGGCGCTCGCCGCGATGAAAATCCCCTTTGCGAAGGTCGGCCTCACAGAAGGGACTGGCGAGGATACCATGAAGCGGGCGTCTCATATGTCGCCAGAGTTCGCGACGGCGGTCCAATGGGTCCAGCGCGAGTTCCTGTCCGGACTTAAGAAAGTCTGCTTCGTTCACCTGGCGCTTCGTGGCTATAAAGTGGAAGACTTGAAGAGCTTTGATCTGTTCATGACCGCGTCCAGCGCGATTGACGAACTGTATAGGATCGAGACGTGGAAGTCTCGTTCGGCGGTCATTGGCGAGCTCAAGGATACGGAACTCTTCCCGCACAAGTGGATTATAAGGAACTTTACAGACCTGACGGAAGAAGAAGTGGACGAGCTTGAGAAGGAAAAGGAAGAATCGATGCCTCCTCCGGAAGAGACGGAAATGCCGATGCCTGAAGGATACGACGTTAAGCTGGAGAAGCAGCTTCTGACTGAAATGAGCCAGCTTGATCAGAAGCGTTCGCGACCGGTTGCTAGCAAATTCGTAAACGGCTTCGTTAAGATGGTGAACGAAGGGGAATTTGATGGATTGAAAAACGATCGCTTAGAGATAAAGTCTAATCATGATCCTAAGCTGATTACAGAGGCGAGACATCGCCTGACTCTCTCGCGCACTAGGAAGCTGAGCATCGTGAGTTCCGAACCTACAGAGGATGACCTACCCACGTAATTCGGTCAAAAATATCGTAAATTTAGTCAGCCTGTGATCATTCTGAGAGGAGAGACTCATGTCTAGGCCCGTTGTGGCAATGGATGCAGGTAAGTTCTTGCACCTCATTAACGAGTCCGTACAGAGCCGTTCCGCCTTCTTTGCGCGAGCCATTACGGAAATGGGAAAGAGGGAAAATAGTAGGTGGACCCTATCTGCCCTGGGCTCGAAGTCGCTCATCTTTGAGGGTGCAGATCACGATTTCTTCACCGCGGACATCGTACCAAAGCCGCATAACAGATATGAGATCACCAACATCAAGAAAGTTCAGGTCGTCGAGTCTAAGAAGGGTGGGGTGCTGAGCCAGTCCTGCAGCGACCTCGTCAACGCGCTTTGCGAAGATGACGCGAAGGGCGCTGACGCAGCCTTTTCGCGCCTTGAGGCTTTGAGGTTCCGGTCGAAGGTCATCCCTGAGAGCGGAACGGTGGTCACTCGGGACGGGGAAGTTCGTCAGATTAAGGTTTCTGAGGGCTTGTTCCCGCAGGACGTGCGTTCCGCCATCGTCGAGAGCTTTGTCGGATCCGTCAAGGATGACGTCCTTGTTGGAGACAACGGGCGCGTCGTCCGCGGATTCTTCGGGGATGGAAGTGAGAAGTTCGAGATTCCGATCGATGAGGCGACAAGGCGCCGCGTGGTCGCCCGCCACATGAAAGAATCGGCTTTTGAAGCCTATAAGAGCGAGGCCTTCCAGACGAGCGTCCGCAAATGGGCAAGCCTTGTCTGCGAGGAAAAAGTCGTCGACGCTGTGCAAGACGCGGCGAAATTCCTCCGAGAATATCAGGAATTCTGCTTGCTGACGCTGGATGAGATGCGTAATCTGGCTTCGAACGCTCTGGCTGCGCAGGGTATCATGAATCCGAATCTCCCGAACGACATCGGGCTTTTGATGCATCGGACCGCGCTGAAAGTCAATCGTGGCGACATCGTCGAGAGCTGGGGACGGACGGCAAAGAAGGCATGCGATTCCACTCTCCTCGAGAAAGTGAAGACCCTGACCGAGTCAAGCCAGTTTGAGAAGGATTATGCGACCCTCCTGGAATACATCTTCGTGGAGGAGGCTGACGCGAAATCGAAGCGCGGCAAGGCGTACCTTAACAGCCTGAAAATTATCCGCTCGGTCGTCAGCAAGACTGAGGGGAACGAGGACCTGGTCGCCGCGATGGATGACGCCATCGGCAAGTTCGAAGGCGACAAGGCTGACGATGCTGCCCTCTATGAAGTGGAAGACCTTCTGGCATCCATCAGCTCTGAACTGATCACCCAGATTGAGCAGATGAGCGGTTTCGCGGCCGCTCCTGGCGCTCCTGGCGCTGAAGTTCCTGGCGCTGAAGTTCCTGGCGCTGAAGTTCCTGGCGCTGAGGCTCCTGCTGAGTTCGAGATGCCGCCGCCGGTTGGCGGTGAAGAGGGTGGCGAGCCGGTTGTCGGATCACCTGGCGACATCGGCGAACCGGCCGGAATGGCCGGAATGGCTGGTGGCGAACTTGACTTGGGGCTTGATAAGGAACCGGAACCTAAGCCGGAAACTAAGCCGAAGAAGACCGAGAAGAAAGAGGAAGGCGAAAAGAAAGGTGAGAAGGGCAAGGAAGGTAGAGAAGGCAAGGAAGGCAAGAAAGGCGAGAAGGATGAGAAGGGTGAGAAAGGCGAGAAGGGTGAGAAGAGGGAGGAAAAAGGAGAGGAAGAGGAGAAGGGCGAGTTGGAACCCATCGAGAGCATGGGTGAGGACCAGCTCCGTGAAGAGCTCGAAGGCTGGAAGGACAATCATGCCACCTTCATCGTGGAGGACGGCGTCGATGATTGCATGAACCAGCTGAACAAATATGTGAAGCGCTGCGGCGAAATCAAGGCTGAGGAGCTTCGGAAGGGCTTCCAGGCCATCAAGACCCTCTATGAGGACGTCGCGATGGAGGCCGCCGGCGACCCATACCTGATCAATCCCAGCCCGAGCGCGCCGATCGACCCTGAATACGGCTATAAGGGAGGTAAGCAGCCGACGAAGCTGGAACGGGTCAAGTGCCCCGCTTGTAAATGGTGGCTCGGAGGCGAGTCGAATGTCGGCCTGAAGGAGTCCGTCATCAAGAAGGTTCAGGCTAACGAGAGTGTCGATTGCCCGAAATGCGGGACCAAGCTCGTCACCGAAGATGACGACATTACTTCTCCGGAAAAGGGCGATTACGCAGGGAACGTGGGGATGCCTCATTCCAACGTGGGTGAGGAAGGGAAGGGAAAGGGCAAGAAGGTCGAGGAAGCTAAGACGAGCGCAGAGGCTCAGAAGGTCATCTCCGCCGAGATCGCTAAGCTGACGGAAAAGGAGAAGAAGAAGTCCAAGGACGAGCGGATGACGTCGGACCAGATCAAGGCGGCGGCTTACGGCAAGGCTCGCCGTGAAGGCTTCAAGGTCGGCGCAAAGTCCGAGGACAAGGATATCACCGATCCGTCGAAGAAGCAGTATGCTGGCGACGTGAAGATGCCGCACGCCAACGTCGGAGAGGGTCCTGATACCCCGAAGGGCGGTGTTCAGGCTCCTGGCGTGAAGGAGATGAAGCCGGCTAACATCAGCGCCGGCGGCATTACTGAGGCCAAATGCGAATGCGGCTCTGGCCTCCTTCCGACCGCGACGAAGTGCCCGAGGTGTGGGAAGGCCATAGGCGGCAAGAAAATGGCCGAGGACAACGATATTACGGAACCCACTAAGAAGGACTACGTCAAGAAGGTGCGAATGCCCCACTCGAACATCGGTGAGGGCAAGTGTCCTGGCTGCCCAGCAGACCTCGTGATCGAGGAAGTTGATGGGGTCGTCGCGGCAGTCTGTAGCGAAATTTGCGACGTGATGTATGAGGCGACTTGCCCGAAGTGCGAGGGAGTTTGTGAGATGAAAGAGGGCAAGGCCTACTGCCCGAAGTGCAAGGCTGAGGTGGCAGAGGATCAGTACAAGTGGGGTACTAGGCGCCGTCGCTACGGCTATCGCCGCTCGGCTATCAACCCGCTTGAGAAGCTCTCGGCTGAGTCGAAGCTTGACGGCGAGATCGACAAGATCATCGACGAGATAGCGGACGACATGGAGATGACCATCAAGTCCGAGGATAAGAACGTTACGGACCCGACGAAGAAGGATTATGCGGCCGGTACCGCAATGCCCCATTCAAACACAGGTGAGGCGAAGGGTGGGCATGGGACGCCTGGCGTGGGCGACGTCTGCAAGACGGGGCAGGTGGCCAAGGGTACGCCTACTTTGGCTGAGACTGGTGAAGCGCAGGGTGAGAAGAAGGTCGAGCCGAAGGTCGAGGACAAGGACCTTACCGACCCATCGAAGAAACAGTACAACGACAACGTCAAGATGCCGCATGACAATCAGGGAGAAGGCCCTGATAAGCCTAAGGGCGGCGTCGTTGACCCGAAGGTCTCCGAGATGAAGCCTGCCGAGATCGGCGGCGGCACTAAGACGGTCGGATGATCTCGGAGTCTACCATGGCAGACCCAAAGAAGCCGGCTGCGGACCTTCTGGGTCCGCAGCCGGTTCCCACCTCTGAACCGGCTGGTTCAAAGTCGGACAAGCCTGGATGGGAAGAGCTAGAATCCGCGTTTACGGGTTCCTGCGACGTCTGCAAGGGTAAAAGTGAGCAGATAGTCCGCGTCAGACAGGAAGGCGGAAAGGCGTTAAAATATATCTGCGATAAGTGCTGGAAGGAGCAACAGGAAGAAGAGAAGGAGGAAAAGGGAAGGACTAAATTCACGCCTAAGGCTGCTGGACCGAAGTTTGGTAGTCCGATGTTCGTCAGGGTTGAAGATAAGAAGCAATATGAAGAAATCTATAATGCCGGCATCGAACATGGCGGAGAGTCTATAGACCGCGCCGTAGAATATTGGCAGAAGTACGTCGACGATAATAGCGACAAGCAGGACGTGGAGACGAAGAAAAGAGTCTCGATCGCTCAAGACTTCATAGACAAGTTCAGCGACCCAGATGTCGGCATCGCCAAAGCCTTATCGGTTGAAGACCCAACTCATAGGCGCTTCGCAGCGGATAAGGGTCTTTATGAAAGCTTCTTTCACATGGCGTTTGACTTTAAGCCTGGAGACTTTGAAGAGATAGAAAAGCAATATCATGGCAAGGGGTCTGAGGAACCTGCCCTGTTTAGCGGCTTTGAGATGCGGACGAGGCCTGATGGAACTATTGAAACGGCGATAAAGTGGTGGAAGGAGTTCGTAGACAAGAAGAAAGCGGAGTCTAAGGACGCACCGCTCTTCGAGACGCTTGTGGAGACTGCTGAAAAGCTTATAAGCCATTACGAGAAGATCAAACGAAACGAAGAGGAAGAGAGGAAATATCTTGCTGACCCGGAGGAGAGAGACAATCCAAGGCTGTCTGAATGGGCGAGCGACATGAGACAGTATATGACAGCCTCTGAGGTCAAGCGGCTTATCGCGTTGCAGCATAAGAAGGCTGATTACGCGCGAGCCGCCGCGGATTATTCTCGTCACGGTCGATCAATAGGCGGCAAGATTCCTGTCTTGCCTACTCGCTGGACGGAACCCTTGAGTAAAGGAAAAAAGGAGGAGAGCATGGGCAACTTTGAGGCTACTCTCAATGAAGCCCTGAACCTCTTTGAGGACTTCGTCTTGACGGAAGCCGTATTGACTGACTTCGTCAAGGATATGGAGAGGCTTCATGCTGGAAAGACGTTGACCGCGGATGACCTTGTGAGATTCATGCAAATGAAGAACATTCCACCTACGCCTGAAAACTATGAAACAATCATGACGGCTCTGGGTTCCGGCGGGAGGATCAACTTGAACCAGGCCAAGGTGAAACTGAACGATTCTAACTGGATGGCTACCCTGAAGTCTAGGGCAGATGCCTGGGCTAGAAGTCGGTCTCAGGCTTCGCTAACTCCCGCATCGGTCCCGGAATAAGGCGGGTCGTTTTTCACTACCACACGAAAACCAAGCTGATTGAGTCTATCCTCTGGGTAGAACCCGCCACGGTATGCCGATCGGCAGTCCCTTGCAATGCTGAGATAGGACCCGCCCCGCAACACACGACGATCATTACGTGGATTGTCTACCCAGGCTCTACCATCAACAACTGGCACACTAACATAGTTGTCATGCCAGTCATCTTCGCACCATTCCCAGACGTTTCCGTGCATGTCATAGAGACCAAAGGCGTTCGGTTTCTTCTCGCCAACAAGATGAATATGGTTACTGGAGTTCTCGGTATGCCAGCCAGCACGGCCTAGATCTTCATATCTGTCTCCAGTATAAAAGCGTGTCCTCGTTCCAGCACGACAAGCATATTCCCATTCTGCCTCGGTCGGCAATCGGCAGCCAATTTTCTCGGCGAATGTCTTCGCCTCATACCAGTTTACGTTCGTTATTGGATGCCTAACGCGATTTCCAATAAGCTTGATGACGTCTGTTGATACTCCGTCTCTAGAGACGTATTGTTCACATGTTATAGGATATTTTGACATTTGAAAAGCAGGAATATGAACTTCATGAACTGGACCTTCATGGAGAGACATCTCACCCATCAAAAACGTGCCTGCGGGTATATGCACGAATTCAATGTCTTTTGGTATGGCTGGCTGCGATATGGCTGGCTGTGGAGGAACCTTGACTCGCTCGACCAAATCGCATTCTATGATTCTTTTGCCGAGATCGTTATTCATGTTGTCCTCAATCAGTTACAGCGTCATCCTCAGATTTCGCTAGCTCCCGCATCGGACCTGATTCAATTTCATAAGCTCTTCTCGATATGATCACAGAGTCCCGGAATAAACTCCAGACCTGACTCAATACCTGATCATAGACCTGATCCCAGACTTGATTCGAAACCTGATCTCGGACCAAAACCTGATCTCGGACCAAAACCTGATCTCGGACCAAATACAAAACCTGATTCGAGATCTGATCCGAGACCTGATTCCAGACTTGATTCAATTTCATAAGTTTTTCAAGACCAGAT